ATCCTAGCCTGAGCCTTCTTGAGTTCTTCAAGCTCCTGGGAGGTCTGTTGGCCTTGGTCCCCTTCTGAAGGATTCTGGAGCTTCTCAGCCAACTCACCAAAGCTCTCCAGCTTGCCAGTGATTGGCTCCATCATCTTGGAGATGTTGGCTGTGAGGTCTTTCTCAAACGATTGACGGAATCGGCCAAGATGGGTGCTGATTGCAGCATTGACCTTGGCATTGACTAGATCCTCAACGTCTTTGAACTTGCCCTCATCCGTGCCAGGGTTTCCATCTCCTGTGCCTTGGGATGATCCCTTCTGGTCTTCTGGCTGTGCCATTCTCACTCTCCTTCTGTTCTGTTCAAGTATTCCTCAAGAGTAGGTCTTCCATCATAGACAACCCACTTCTCACTCTTGGCCAATCTCTTCAACTCAGCAGAGTCATCCTGAAGCATGAGGAGGATATGGAAGTCCTCCATGGTGATCCTCTTTCCCTGTGATAGGTAGTAGCGTTTACAAGCTGCCACACTATTCCTGGGAAGGTCTGTGACTGAAAGGTCTTCCTGTGCCATGACCTACCTCTTGGGAGCTTTCTTCCCCATTGCTTCCTTCAAAGCGTACTGAGCCTTAGTTGGTGGGTCATATTCTCCAGTGAGCGGATTCCACCAATTTCTAATGTTCTCATTGACAGCATCCAACTCAGCCTTCCCAACCTTGGGAAAGCATCTGGTGAACGTCTCAGCAGTCTCATGACCATCATCAATGACTTTCTTGATTCTCTTGTAGCGGAGAGAAGCCTTCTCCAAGATGTCAAAGGCTGCTTTGCGATTAACTCCATAGAGTTTCCGAATTTTGCCAATCATTGGGGCAATATATTTGCCATAGGAATTCTCAGCATGAGAAGCCTCCCAAGGAATGCCAAACCTCAACCTCATGAAACGTCTGGCCAAGACTTCTGTGGCAATCTCCTCAGCAGGAATACCAATCTGAAAGTAGCTCATCTCATCCAATGAGCCAAAGCCATGAAGAATCTCATGGGCCACTGTATGAACCCCAGAAGAATTCTGGATCAGCTTAGTCCCAGGATGCTCTCTAATCTGTTGCATCAGAGCCATTCTGTCTGAGTTCATGACATCCAATTCAGCCTTCATGGCAGCCAGCTTCTCCTTGGGGATAGTCTTCTTGAGTCTCCCCTTTTGCCACTTGTTAGTGAGAGCCCCAATCTTTCGATTTTTCTCCTGATATTGTTCTGTGAGGGCTTGAACTTCATCCATAGCCTTCTTGGCTTTGGCCGGATTTTTCTTCCACTCAGCCAGAAACTTGGTGGCCCTCTTTCGCTGGTCTGGATGAAGTTCAATGAGACCATTCCAATCATGAGAACCAAGAGCATTCATGTCTTTGGTGACTTTCATGGTCTTGACTGGTCTCTTCTGAGGAGTCATCCCGAAAGTCTTTGAGACACTAGGAGTCAACTCAGCTCTTGCTTTGTTCAGATCTCCCTCTTCCCAAGCCTTGGCAAACTTCATCTCAGGAGAGACAGCTCTGGCCCCTTCTTTCTCCCTCTTCTTGGTTCCAACTGAGGCAATCGTCCCCCCAGAGGTCTTCACAGGAGGGGGCTTGGGAGTCACAGGAGCCCCCTTGGGAGCTGGGGGGGCTTCCTTGTTCTTCCTGGCTATGGCCTTCTGAGCAGCCATGGAAGGACCACCATAGTGCTTGGCATCCATCTCCTCAGTTCTGGACTTCACCCCCTTGAGGTCATCAGCCCAACTCTTGTGCCAGGCTGTTCTTGCACACCTACAGTTTGGATGAGCTGGAGGACCATCCTCACCATTGGAGAAGAGGCCTTTGACCTCAACCACTTCATCATGGAGGGGAGCACAGATGGTGCAAACTCTTGAATCAAGAGAAGCATCCCATCTCTTCATCATCTCATCATCAATGGCCTCAGCTTGCTCCAGTCCCTCCTGAGCTTGCTGATTGTAGGCATTGATGCTCTCTGTCCTAGCAACCCTCTCAGCCCAGTAGCGGTATCTCTTGAAGAGACCCTCAGGAATATGCTCCACCACAGCAGCAGGGTCCCCAACCATCCCCTTGAGAGCAACCATCCCCTTGGGACCACCCATCTTGACCAGCCTCTCTGTCATCTGATGAATGGTCTCTTGCTTCACCATCCCAACAGCCAGTTGGGTCTTCATGTCCTCCCATACTGCTCCAGCGTATCTGGCAGCAGAGTTGCGAAATCTAGGGACCAGGGTCTTCTTGCCAGCCAGGATGATGGAGGCTGGCTTGATGTTGATGCCTCCAGCCACAGAGGTCCCAAAGGCATGGTCAAAGGTCATCAGCTCATCAATCAAGTGTTGAGTTGCTAGGTGGCCAGCCCTTGTGCTCATGTCATTGAGGCTGCCAAATGTCCTCCCTTGGAGAGTCTCCACCCAAGCTGGTCTCTGGCCAATCTTCTGGCCAGCCACAGCAGTTCCCCTCCTGAGCTGTAAAAGGATCTGGCGGTAGTGATGAGCTGTGAACCGCTCAGCTCCATCCTCAACCGTGAGAAGCCATCTCTGGAGGGCTTGAGCCGTCTCCTTCTCTGCAATCCCCAAGACCTGATTGAGCTGCCTCACCACAGGAGTGGGAAGGTGAGAAATGTCCTCATTCACTCCCTGAAGGAGTGCTGAGATCCTCTTCTTGGCTACCTTGATTTGGCCAGAAGAGGGCTTGACCCTGGGGACTCCTGGCATCTACTAGGCTGAGGGCTGTGGCTTTGAAGAGAAGCCAGTTTTTTCCTTGGGCTTGGATGAGTTGCCAGGAGAAGCCTTCCTTGGCTTGGTCTCCTCCTCTTCATCTTCCTCCTCCTCATCCATGTCCTCCAAGCCACCAATGTCTTCACCAAAGCCACCATTCATAGTCATTGGAGCCAAGAATTGCTCATTGGTGATGTTGGCCTCAAGCTCAGCTCTGATTTGGTCAAGCTCCTCATCAGTGGCGTTCTCACCAAGGAGCCTTCTGGCAATCTGGAAGATCCAAATTTGCTTGAAGGTAGCTGATGGGATGGAGATGGTGTCAACCGTGGTGGCTTGCTCCATGAGAGCCTCAACAGCTACCTCATCAAACTTCTCCAGTCCCTCTGGAGTCCACTCAACCTCCTTGTCCCCTCTCCCTCTGGCCACCATCTCCAAGACCTCTATGAGATGCTCTTTGACGGTCTGTCCAAGGCTCCTGAGGATGACCATGGTGGCTGATTTGTCCACTTGCTTGGACTCAGCAGACCTCTGGAGTGCTGCTGCTGAGTTGTCCACACTGAGGGCCATGGAATGAAGAACCCTGTGCATCTCATCTCTGAGAGTTCCCAGATCCTTCATGGCAGCTTCAAAGGGAGCAGCATCAGGACCAACAAACTCCAGACGATCCTTGTCCCCAAACATGGCAATTCTGCCTTGACCATACTTCTGATTCACTGCCCTCTCAGGGTCCTCAGTGATTGGATTGAGTGGGTCTTCAGCAGCCTGAAAGGAAGCCAGCACAGGGAAGAGGCTCTTGTATTCAGCCCAGCTCAGAGCATTCCTCTTGTTGAAGTGTGCGATGGCAATAGGAAGGATCTTCCCCATTGCCCACAGACCATCAGAGAGCTTCAGCCTGAGGAGAGGCACCCTACCGAATGAGTGAGACCCCTCATCCATCTCCTCAACCTCAGTGGAGTCCACTGGAGGATTCTGGATGTTGTATTCAATGGCCCATCTCTTCCAAGCATCAGGAGTGTAGTAGGTGAACTCTTCTCTGATGACATTCCGGCCAGACTCCAGAGATTCTCTCTTCATCTCCTTGTGACAGATGAGAGCCCACAGAAGCTCCCCATCCTCTGTCTCCTCCCAGTCATAGACGTTCTCAGGGTCAATGGTGCAAGCATAGGCATCAAGGAGACCAGCTTGCTCTTGCTCAGCTAGGCTCTCAGGGAGGCCATAGTCATTGGGAAGATCTGGGAGGTCCACCAGGGTCCATGATTGACGGCAAAGGAGAGCTGTCAAGAGCTGGTCTTTGAGGAGCTGATTGACTGATTGCTTCCTTCCTGCTGGAGCTGAGCAATCATCCCACCAATCCTCATACCACTCATCAGATTGAGGCTCAGACTCAAGCCTCAGGGGCTCAGCAAAGAGAGAGGCACAAATAGAGTCAATTATCTCCCCAGCATAGGGGATGTAATATGCCCTCTTGCATCTCTCCTCATAGACAAAGTTCTCCTCCTGGAGATGAGGAGGAAAGACCTCCTTGAGAAGCCTCGTGTCTCCCAGGAGCATGGCTCCACCAGCATAGAAGGCTCTGGCCTTGGCCCAGAGCTTGGAGTCATATTCGGGATGTTTGATTTGGAAGAGTTTGTAGGGGAGTGCCATGGTGTCTCCTAGCCAAAGGGAAGCCCCTTGGCAACATTGCCTCTGGCCCTTCTTGGTTTGGGCAAGAGTTGCGCGAAAGTACCATAAAGGTGAGCCAAGGCATCAACTTGGTCATCATGAGGGTCATTGAGGCCAGTGAAGGTGGAGATCTCAGCCAAGAAGTCTGGCAGCCAGACAGCTTGCTGAGGGACCCTGATTCTTCCTGTATTCCAGGCAGCAGCACAGGGAAGGGCTCTGGTGAACTTGTCCCCTTGGGCATTCAGCTCAATGATTCTGAGCTTGGGATTGACCCTCCTCAGAGCTTGGGGAACTGCCTTGAATCCACCAACAGCTTCAATTGCAACGGGGGCTTGCCACTTCCTTTGGACCTCAATCAAGTATTGACTCAGTGTGGGAATCTCAACTTGGAGTCTGTGAACCTCCAGGATGTCAACCTTGGGAAGACCAGAATCACTGAGCTTGGCTGCTCCCACCACTATGGCTGAGTAGTCTGCTGAGGTCTTGGCTGTGGCTGCTGGGTCACAGACTATGAGGAGCCTGGCATCTTCAACATCAGGATACTTGCCATAGAAGACAGGATCTCTGAAGAGACGGCCACCCTTTGGCCTTGGCTGGCCCATGTAGAGGGAAGCCCAGTCATACTCTCCAACCTCTTCTTTGCGGACATCAAGAATCTCTTTGGGCCATCTATCAGGCCAGAGAGCTTCTCCAGTCTCATTGATAGCAGGAAGGTTGATATGGACCCACTTGTCACCAT